GGGGAATGTGGGCTGCGCCCAGAGGGAATTGGCTCTGCGAGCCAACATGCTCTGCCTCCCCGGCCTGAACGCCGGGGCTTCCCGCACGACCCTGGTGAGCCCAGACATTTCTGTTTGACCCCCACGTGATTGTCCTCTATGCTCTCTCGCAGCAGTAGTCTAGCGAGTGGTCGTGGTCGCCCATGACCCCTTGAGAGGCTACTGCTTTTTTTGTGGCTTCTCGCCTCGCTGGCCTACCTGCACCTCCGCTTTCAAGGGGAATCGTTGGATAACTGCTCGCGCCGCCGGTGCGCATGCCGGCCGGCGGTGTCGGGGGCAGAGGGGTACAGACGGTGTATGCCACGCACGAACGGCCTTAGTCCCAAACAACGGGCATTTGTCAAAGAATACCTCGTGGACATGAATGCCACGCAGGCCGCCATCCGTGCGGGCTACAGTCCCAAAACTGCGAATCAAATCGGCTCAGAAAACTTGGTAAAACCTGGTATTCAAGCGGCGATTGAGCAGCGCCGTGCTGCCCTCTCTCAGACCAACGCGGTGACGCCCGAGCGTGTCATCGCCGAACTCGCCCTGATCAGTTTCGCCTCGATGCATGACTATGCCACGTGGGGCCCCGATGGCGTGACGCTCACGGCGTCGACCAGCCTCAGGCCCGAGCAAGCCCGGGTGGTGGGGGAAGTCTCGCAGACGATCACCATGGCGGGCGGCACCACGCGCTTCAAGCTGCACAACAAAGTGGCGGCGCTCGACAAACTCGCGAAGCATCTCGCGCTCTATCCCACACGCATCTTCATCGAGATCCTGCACAAACTGAAGCGTGTCCCCCAGATGGGGGATGAGGAACTCGACGAACTCATCGCCGAGGTGGAGGATTATGTACGCCACGCTGGATGAGCCGCAGATCCTTCGCACCGTGGCCAGGCGCATGAAGGCCAGGCGCCAGCGTGGGGACGCCCTCTATCCCTTGCGTCCCCACCAGCAGTCCCTCTATGAGGCCCGTGTCCGTTTTAACGTCTGGGTGGCGCATCGGCGTTTCGGCAAAACCCTGCTCTCCCTCTACTGCCTCCTGCATGATGCGCGGACCTGCCAGGCCTCCTATCCGCGCTTTGCCTACGTGGCGCCGCTGCGTAACCAGGCGAAAACGATTGTCTGGGATGTCCTCAAACGCTACACCCAGGACGCCGGTGGCGTGAGTATCAACGAGGCGGAATTGCGGGTCGATTTCCCACGGGGGAGCCGTATTCAGCTCTTCGGGGCCGATAATCCAGATGCCCTCCGGGGGATGTACCTGGATGGCATCGTGTTCGACGAATACGCCCAGATGCGCCCGAGGACCTGGACCGAAGTCGTGCGGCCAGCCCTGGCAGACCGGCAAGGCTGGGCGACGTTTATCTCGACACCGCTGGGGCATAACCACTTCTACGACCTCTACCAGCAGGCCCAGGCGGACGAGGCCTGGCATACGGCCCTCTATCGCGCCTCGGAAACCGGCATCATCCCGCAGGAGGAACTCGACGCCGCGCGGGCGGTGATGTCCCCCGAGCAATACGCCCAGGAGTTTGAGTGTAGCTTCGAGTCCGCCCTGATCGGTGCCTACTATGCCTCCTACCTCCAGACCGCCCAGGAGGAAGGGCGCCTGACGCGCGTCCCGTGGGACCCTGGCGTCCCGGTGCACCTGGCCTTCGATCTGGGTGTCAATGACAGCACGGCCATCTGGTTTCTGCAAGCGGTCGGCCGCATGATCCACGTCATTGACTACCTCGAAGCATCTGATCACGGCCTGGAATGGTACGCCAAGGTGATCCGTGAGAAGCCGTATACCCTGGGTCGGGTGTACTGGCCGCACGATATTCAGGCGCGGGACTTCAGTAGTGATGGCCGCACCCGCCTCGCCATTGCCGAAAGTTTAGGGCTCAGGCCCGGCGTGGTGGTGCCCCAGGGCTCGCCTGCTGATCGCATCCAGGCCGTGCGGACGCTCTTTCCGCGCTTCATCTTCGATCAGGAGAAGTGTTACGAGGGGATCGAGTGTCTCAAGGCGTACCGCCGCGAGTGGAGTGAGGAACGCAAGGACTGGCTCGACCGGCCCCGACACGACTTCGCCTCACACGCGGCCGACGCCCTGGGCTGTTTCGCGGTTGGGTACGCGGAGCAGGACACCATCGTCGTGCACACCCCACCGCGCCTGGAGGGGGCCATGCCCACGGGGCTGCGGCAGGGCTTTTGGTTCAGGTAGGAGACGCGATGCGGCGGCATGCTGGTGAAGCCTTGTGGGATGCGACGAATCGGGAAGCCGATACCTTTGCGCAGAGATTTGAACGACGCATGCGCGAAGTCGATGCTCCTATCCAGGAGGCGCTGATCGTCCTGGCAACCATCGTCGCCAAAGTTTGCTCGGGGACGGCATCCCATCATCTATCGGAAGCCCTGTGGCTCTCTGACATGTGTGCCCATGGGGTGAAGATGGCCATCAAAGATATGTGTGTCCCCGATGATGGGCACGATTGAGGAGGTGGCATATGGCGAAGGCGAAGAGTAAGACGGAGAAGATCGTCAGCAAGAACATGCAGGAAGTTTTGCGCCATCCGCCCTCGACGCTGAAGCCCGGCAAGACCGGCGAGGCCCGGCGGAAGCAGCAGGTGGCGATTGGCTTGAGCAAGGCCCGTGAGGCCGGCGCGGACATTCCCGAGAAGCCCGCGAAGAAACGTGCCAGCAAAGCGAGTTACTGATGCACACACCGCCGTATGTCCGTATAGACCAGATTGACGCTGAGGCCTGGGGCCAGGCCCTGCGTACGGTGCCTCCTGCTGGGCAGTTGCGCGTGGTCCCACGGTGTAACCACTGTTGGCATCTGCCGCGTCTCTGGCAGGGGCCGCTGCCTGTCCCCCGGCATTGCTGCTGGTGTGGTGTCCAGGAAGGGCCAGCGCATGGCCCCTATGCGGAGCGTTAAGCCATGGCTGAGCATCTCCAGACCCTGCGCCCCCTCACCCGCGACCAACGCACCGCGCTCGACCCGCGTAGCGACAGCGATGTGTTGGCGGAAGCCCGCGCGCGCTATGATGCGTGCGTTGATTGGGAAAGAGAGGAACGGGCGCAGCAATATGAGGCCCAACGCTTTGCGGCAGGATTTCACTGGCCCGACTACCTGTTGCGGCAACGTTCTCTCCCAGGGCAAGAACAACCTTCGTTGGTCATAGACCGTATCTCTCAGTACCATAATCAGATCATCAATGCGTATCGTAGAAATCCCTTAGGCATTCGCGTGCGCCCCAAGTCCGGCGGCGCGACCCAGCAGACCGCCGTGGTGCTCGAGGGCAAGGCGCGCGACATCGAAGCCGACAGCCAGGCCGAGATTGCCTACACCACCGCCCTGAGCCAGGCCATCAGCACCGGCGAGGGCTTTTTCCGGCTCGTCACCGAATACGAAGATCCCTACAGCTTCCGCCAGTGCCTCAAAATTCAGCCGATTTATGACCGCTTCGCCGTCTTTTGCGACCCCGCCAGCACGCACCCCGCCGGCCTTGATATGGACTTCTGCTTCGTCGTCTCGCATCTCTCGCCCAACGCCTTCTGTGCTCGCTACCAGGTGCAACCGGTGGACGTCGGCCAGTGGGCCACCTACCCCAATCAGGATTGGGTCACGCGTGACCTCGTGCGGATAGCCTCCTACTACTACAAAGTGTATGGGCGTCTCGAGTTGGTGCAGATGCCCGATGGCACGGTGCTGCCGAGCAAGGACCTGGGCGACCTGCCCCCAGAATGGCCCACACGGACCACGCTGGTCCCCACCGTGTACTGGGTCACCATGTGCGGCTACGCCATCCTGGAGAAAACGCGCTGGTTGGGTAGCCATATCCCCATCGTGCGCGTGGAAGGCCGGCGCCTCGACCTGGACGGCAAGCCGCGGCGCACCGGCATTGTGCAGGCCTCCGCATCCAGCCAGCTCGCCTATGATGCCTATGCCAGTGCCGAGATGTCCGCCATTGCCCTGGCGCCCAAAGCGCCCTACGTGCTCTACGTCGAGCAAATTAGCGGCTACGAAAGCATCTGGAACCAGGCCAATGACGCGCACGTGCCCTACCTGCCCATCAAAGCGGTGACCAGTGGCGGCACGCTCCTCCCCCCACCCCGGCGTGAGGTGGTCGAGCCCGCGGTCCAAGCCATTAGTCAGGCCCGCATGATGGCGGCCCAGGACATTCAGGCCACCATCGGCCAGTACGAAGCCTCCGTCGGGGCGCCGTCCAACGAGCAGAGCGGTGCGGCCATCGATGCCCGCAAGCGCGAGGGCGAACAGACCACGGCCGGATTTACCGCGAACCTGGCGTGGTCGATCGAAGCCTGTGGCCGCCAGATCCTCGACATCCTCCCGAAGCTCTACCCTGGCCCCACGGAACTGCGCCAGGTGGGGAAGGACGGCAGTATCAGCATGGCGAAGGTGAACCAGCCGCCGCAGAATGCCCAGGGCCAGCCGCAAGAGGCGAACGAGCTCGCCAAAGGCGTATACGAATGCGTAGTTTCTTCAGGACCAAGTTACGATACGAGTAGGGAGCTCATGGCCGAGAGGCTTGGTATTTTGCTGGGCGCTGTGCCGCAAGTGGCCCCGTATATTTTGGACCTGTACACCGGGTCGTTAGACGTCCCAGCCGCTGAGGAAATTTCCGCCCGCTTACGCACGCTCGTGCCCCCCGAGGCGCTCCAGGCCACGGAAGGCGGTTCGCCGGAAAGCAAGGTGGCCATCCTCCAGAACCAGGTGCAGCAGGCCACACAAGCCCTCCAGGCCTTGCAAGGCCAGATGCAACAACTCCAGCAGACCTCCGAGGTGGCGACGCAACAGCTGGCCCTCACCGAGCAGGAGAATGCGCGCCTGAAGACGCAACTCGCCGATAAGAGCCGGGACATTGCCGTGGATACGCAAAAGGCCAAGTGGGACCACGAGGAAGCCATGCTGGCGAACCAGATCAAGATGGCGGAGGTGCAGGCGAAGTATGGCCTGCAGGCCGCCGAACTCCAGCATGACCTGATGCAGCCACCGGCTACCAATGGCACGACAGGGGAGGAAGGCAGTACTCATGCCACCAGTTGAGACGTGGGAAAGAACTCAAGATTCGGGCTCCTTTGTAAAATTGGGGGACGTGTCGCCCCAGGGGGAAGGTCCGAGGGACGCCTCGACCCAAGCCCAGACAGGCACGCCAGCTGCCCCTGACCAGGGGAATGCATCCGCTGGTCAGCCTGGGGAGACCTCAGCCCCTCCCTCCGAGACCCCTAGCGGCACGCCTCCAGCGCAGGCGGCGCCCGGGGACACGGCCCTAGGGGACGACGACGAGCCCGAGCCGGAAGTGGCCACGATGGATTACGTGCAGCGCCGCATTCGCCGCCTCACGGCCCAACGCCGGGCGAGTGAACGGGCGCTGGAAACCGAACGCGCCAGCAATCAGCAGACCATTGCCGAACTGCGCGCCCAGATGCAGCTCATGACCCAGCTCATGCAGGGCAGCGCGCCGGACCTCCCGAGCACCCCACCCGCCGATCCGTCGCAGCCGCCGCCGCGCCCGAATGCCGCCGACTACAGTGACCAGGCGGCCTACGATCAGGCCATGGACACGTGGCTGGACCGCCGCACGCAGCACACCCTGCGCGTCCAATCGCAGGTGCAGCAGACGCAGCAGCAGCTCCTCGACCGCGAGGCCGCCTTTGCCCGCGACCATGCCGATTATCAGACGGTGGTGCGGGACAATCTGGCCGGCAAAGTCGCCCCGCACGTGCAGCAGGCCCTCATGCTCCTGCCGGATGGCCCGGCCCTGGCCTATGCCCTGGCGCAGCAGCCGGAGATGGTGCAACGTCTCAATCAGTTACCGCCGCCGCTCGTGTTCCTCGAATTAGGACGCCTCCAGGCCCCGACCAGCCCGCCTGCTGGGAATGGGACCACACCGACGCCCACGCCCGTGCCGACGAACGGGACGACGCCCGCACCGCTGCCGCCGCCGCTCAGTGGGGTGCGTGGACAGGGGACGGGGCCCCCGCCGGGTTTTCATGAGGGGATGGACCAGGAAGCCTATCGGAGATACCGGCAGCAGACGAGTACGCTGCCGGTGTGGAAACAACGCTAGTCGACTTGCCGCCACTCCCGTCCTCTGCCGCCTCAGAGGAAAGTGTTCACTATGAGGTACATGCAGAGGAGATGGACAATTGCCCACCAATTCTATACTCACAATAGGGATGATTACCCGCGAGCAGCTTGAATGCTTTGCCAACAATCTGGTGTTTTGCAACCGTGCCCACATCCTGCGCCAGTATTCGAGCGACTTTGCGCGTCCGGGCGACAAAATTGGCCCGACCCTCAACTTGCGGCTGCCGGCTCAGGTGCGCGCCGTGAGTGGGCCGAATCTCCAGGTCCAGGACTATATCGAGCAGTCCGTGCCGCTGACCATTGACCAGCAAGAGCACGTGGATTTGCAGTTTACCTCGTTTGAAATGACCCTCTCGCTCGATGAGTGGAGCGACCGCATTGGCATGCCCTCCGGGATTGTGCTGGCCAACAAGGTGGACGCCTACGGGCTGGGCCAGTACTGGAAAGTGCCCAACGCGGTGCTCGTGCCGTCGGCCGGCAACGTCAAATGGCGGGCCTTTCTCCAGGCCGGGGCGCTCCTGGCCGACAATGGCGCCCCCAATGACGGGACCTGGCGTGCCGTGCTGAACCAATGGGCGCAGGTCGATGTGATTGACGAGCTGAAGGGCCTGATGCAGTCGAGCGAGCAGATCAAGCGCCAGTATGAGCGCGGGCTCATGGGCGAATCAGGCGGCTATACCTGGGTGTGGGATCAAAACGTGGGGATTTTGACCACCGGGCAACGGGGCGGCGCGCCGCTCTATGCCACCACGGCATCGGATGGGCTCTCCATTACCGTGACGGGCTTTACCGCCGCCGCGGCCAATCGGCTGAAAAAGGGCGAACTGTTCACCTTTGGCGACCCGGACACGCCGGCGGCCGGCGACATCTTCGCGGTCAACCCGGTGTCCCTCCAGAGTACCGGGAAACTGCGCCAGTTCACCGTGACGGCGGACGTGAACAGCGCCGCCGATGGCTCGGCAACGATCCCGATCTATCCAGCCATCATTGGCCCGGCCACGCCGGCCAATCCGCGCCAAACCGTGCTGACGTTGCCCACGCCGGGCAAGGCCCTGACCTTTCTCGGGGCGGCCAGTACGTCGTATTTCCAGAACCTCGTGCATCAGAAATCGGCCTTTGCGATGGCGATGTGCCGCTTGCAAGAGCCCTTTAGCGGCGAGGCCTCCTATGCCGTCGATAGCGACACGGGGGTGGCGATTCGCACCTGGAAGGCGAGTGATATTACCAACGATACCCACGCCAGTCGTGGCGATATTGCCTTTGGCTTCACCGCGCCGCGGCCGCAATGGGCGGTGCGGGCCTGGAGCCAGGCGTAGGAGGATGTATGGCGGACCCCATGACGTTTCCCCGGATTCTGTATCACCGGGATGAGCCCACGGGCCGGATTTTCGAGACCGCCGAGGCCCTGCACGCCGCCGGGGCCGGCTGGGTGCAGCATCCAAGCGAGCTGCAGCCCACGCCCGCGGCTGAGACACCTCCGGAGGAGTCGAGCGAATCCCCGACCCCACGGAGCCGACGCTAGAGGAGACACGTATGCTGGTGCATGAATCCCACGACATTGACGTAAGTCACTCCGCCGTAAACGACGGAGCTTTCTAGGAGCCCTGCGGGCTCCCCACGCTTCAAAAGCGTGGCAATCCCACGGACCACGAGGGCGACTTACTTGCGCCCTCAATATGTCGAGATACCGTTTAACTGAACAACAAGTATGGTGGTATAAGACCGGACGTCTAGCCGTTGACCACGAGGGTGCCTTTGACGTGTTAGAGACAGTGTACCTAGTATATTGTTCCCTATGCAAGCCCCTGTGCCTGCGGCAGGAGGAATTGGCGTCCCGCCAACGAGGAATTGGCTCTGCGAGCCAACCTCCTTTCCTCCCTGCCCTGAACGGCAGGGCTTCTCGGAGGTCTTGGTGATGGGCTCGACGGTGGGCGCAGGACCACTCCCGGCCACGATGCTCGGCATTGCGCCCGTGGTTGAGGCGCACGCCGGGACGCT